TTAGTGTATTGAATAGATTAACACATGCAGAGAGAGACACTCTATATGAGAACAAAGTAAACCCAATCGCAGCATTCCCTGGACAAGGTATTGTAGCATTCGGACAGAAGACATTGCAAGATAAGGCATCTGCTTTAGATAGAATCAATGTTAGAAGATTACTTATCACTGTTAAGAAGTTCATCGCATCTACATCTCGTTTCTTAGTGTTCGAACAAAATACTTCAGAGACTAGAGGAAGATTCTTGAACACTGTTAATCCATATTTGGAGACAGTTCAACAAAGACAAGGTTTATACGCATTCAAAGTGGTGATGGATGAAACCAACAACACTCCGGATGTAATAGATAGAAATATTATGGCGGGACAAATTTTCTTACAACCGGCTAAGACAGCTGAATTCATAGTAATTGATTTCAATATCTTACCAACTGGAGCAAGTTTCTCAGCATAATATAAAAACAAACAAATTAGATATTTATAATTAAATAAAAGGGCAATAAAAATGGCAGATATTCTATCCTTCGATAAGATGTTCTATACGAACTTCGAACCAAAAATGAAAAACCGTTATATAATGGAATTGACCGATACGGCAATCCCATCATTTACGGTAAGTGCGGCTAACCGCCCAACAATTCAGTTTGAAACTGTAAAAATAGACCACATCAACGTTTATAGAAAGTTGAAAGGTAAAGGTGAGTGGCAAGATTTGGAAATTACTTTGTATGACCCAATCGTACCATCAGCAGCACAAGCAGTAATGGAGTGGGTTCGTTTATCACACGAATCTATTACTGGTAGAGATGGATATGCAGAAATGTATAAAAAAGATATCGATTTTTACCTATTAGGACCTGTTGGTGATAAGATTGAACAATGGAAATTAAAAGGTGCATTTATTTCTCAAGCAAACTTTGGAGATTTAGCATATAGTACAACAAATGAACCTGTAACAATTACATTAACATTGACTTACGATTACGCAGTGTTAGAATTCTAAAAAATATTCCTTACGGATGCTACCGAAGGACAACCCTCATCAGAAATGGTGGGGGTTTTTTATTTTCAAAAATTTTAATTTAATGTATTTATATATACAAACTTAAAATAAACAAAGTTATGAACGAAAAGCAATATGATTTTCCAACGGAAGTGTTGGATTTGCCATCGGAAGGTAAGGTATATCCAAAAGATAATCCACTATCATCTGGTAGGATTACAATTAAATTAATGACAGCAAAGGAAGAAGATATTCTTTCTTCTACAAACCTTATTAAAAAAGGTGTTGTATTGGATAAACTATTTGAATCTATTATAGTGGATAAAGTTAATCCAAACGATATTATAATTGGTGATAAGAACGCAATCCTTTTAGCAACAAGAGTATTAGGTTATGGACCTGAGTATGATTTTAGCTTCTATTCATCTAAATTAGGAGAAAGTGTTCAAGTAAAATCAGATTTAACACAAGTTAAAACTAAAGAAATTGATATGTCACTTTTTGATAATAAAAATGAATTAGAATATGTAACATCTTATGGAAAAAATAAAATTGTATTTAAATTACTAACACATGGTGACGAAAGAGAAATTGATAGAGAAATTGAAGCTCTTAAGAAATTAAATAAAGATTTATCATCTGATATTACAACTCGTTTAAGATATATGATTAAATCGGTGGATGGTAACTCTGAAGTTGGTCATATTACTAGATTTGTTAATAATATGAGAGCAATGGATAGTAGAGCATTTAGAGACTATGTTAAAAGTATTTCACCGGATATGGATATGAAATTACAATATACCCATATAGATGGTGAGGTGGAGGAGGCGCCTATCTCTTTGGGAGTAAACTTTTTTTGGCCTACCACCGAGTCATAGTATAGATTTACACACTCAAATTTTTGATATGGTACACTATGGTAATGGATTTACTGTTATGGAATTGTACCAAATGCCAACCAGACTAAGAATGTTTTATTATAATAAATTAGCTGATGCAAAGAAAAAAGAAAATGATGAGGTAGAAAAGGGAAATAAATCAGCATCAAAAGTTAGGGTTAGACGATAATCCTAACTTTTTTATTTATAGGATATTTATAGGTGTTAAACTATATACATTATGAAAAGATATAAAATATCAGAATCTAAATTAAATGAGTTTTGGGGTTGGTTTGGTCAAAAAAAACCACAAACATTACAAAAAGTAATTGATAATGACCCTATACTAAAAAAACTTGACAGGGAAATGAGAGATTTAGTTGATAGTCAAATTCCAATTTTATTAAGAATGAAAAAAAATAATCCTGATGTTTGGGAAAAAATGGTAGAAAAGGGATTAGTACCTGCTGATTTAAAATAATTTATTAATATAAATGGCTGAAGATAACGAAAAACAATTAGATGCTCTTAATAAAATAGAAGATGCTCAAAAACGTATTGATGAGCTTTTGAAAAGACAAGCCGTGTCTAATGAAAAAAATGCAAAAAAACTTCAAAAACAAATTGATAGTGAACGTGAACTGATTAAATTAAAAAAAGAAGAGCTTACTGAAATCGAAAAGGTAACAAAAGAATTAGAGTATCAAAAGAAAAAACAAGAAGAAATAGTTGATACCCTTAATATATTTGGTAAGTTAGAAAAAGATGTACAACATGGATTAAAAGGTAACAATAAAGAAATAAACGCATTTTCAAGTATAACAGGTCAAATTGTAATTAATAAACAAAAACAACTAACCGCAACTGATGATGAAAGAGTAGCTTTACAAAAAATAATTGAACAGCAAGAAGCTTCTGTAAATAGTCTTGCTAAAACTGTGAACCATCATCACAAAAAAAATGAAGCGATTTCTATTGAAGAATCTGTAAGAAAAAGAATGAAAGGTGCTAGTGAGGATGAGATACAAAGTATGATTATTCTCGAAAAGTATCAGGAAAAAGTAATTAAAAAGCATGAAAGACTACATGAATTACAGCATCAAATAGCACACCAAGCACATCACTTACCAGAAGGTCTAAGAAATTCGGTAACTGGTGCTATCAATTTGGGTAAAGCTGTTATGAAAGCTGGTTTGGCATTTGGTGGAGTAATGCTAGTGGTAGCGGCTTTAGGAGCAGGTTTGCATGCATTTATGGAATTGGATGCGGCGGCAGAAGATTATAGAAAAACTACTGGTTTTACTGCTAAAATGACTAAAGAGATAGATGCAACTGTTCACCATACTGTAGTTGCTTATAGAAAATTAGGCGTTACTGCAAAAGATGCTTATGATGTAATGAACGAAATGGCGAACGCACAAAGTGATATGTTTACCTTTTCTGAAAAAACTGTTAAAGCACTTTCTATACTAAACACAAGAATGGGTATTGCGGCTGGAGATAGCGCAAAAGTATCATCCATGTTTGAGCAAATCGGAGGATTGAGTGAAGAAACAGCAGCTAATGCAACTTTAACAGCTGCATCACTTGCATCCGAAGCCGGTATATCGGCTAAAGAATTATTTGAGGACATGGCAAAAAGTTCCGGAGTATTATCCAGTCACATGAAGGGTAATGTTCAATTGTTTGTTGCTCAAGCAGCAAAAGCTAAAATGCTAGGAACTAGTCTAAAAGATATGGCAGATACTTCTGAAAAGCTTTTAAATTTTGAAACTAGTATTGAAGAAGAATTAACGGCAGCAACTTTTGTAGGAGGGCAATTTAATTTAAATAGGGCTAGAGCACTTGCCTATGAAGGAAAAATAGCAGATGCAAATGATGAAATATTAAATCAGATTCAAAGAAGTGGAGATTTTAGAAAGCAAGATTTTTTTACACAACAACAATTAGCAAAAGCAGCAGGAAAATCCGTTGAAGATATTGTAAGAGAATTGGGAGTTAGAGATAAATTGGGTAAATTAAGTGGTGACCAATTAGATAAAGCAAATAAATTAGTAGAAAGTGGTGTAGATATAAGTAAGTTAAGTGATGAGGACCTTAAAAAGAAAGCAGAGGCTTTGGCAAAAGAAGAAAAGATTGCAGGAGTAATGACTGATATTCAAGACAGAATTGCTGGTATTGTTGAATCCGTTGGTGGTAATTTAACTCCTATATTTGATGTGTTGGGTGGTGTTTTAATTACAATATTAACTGTAATCGGAGAGATTGGTAAAGGGTTTAAATTTATGCAAGAAAACGCAGCAGCTATGGCAATTGGTGTTGGTGCTGTGGTTGTTGCAATGGGATTTTTAATTGCAGCAAAAATTAAAGCCCTTATGCTATCAAGACAACAAGCAGCTGCAACTGCTGCTGAAGCTTCGGCTGAGGGGACGAAAGCAGGTTTCAGTATTTGGGCCTCTTTGGCAAAAATTCCATTTGGAGTAGGATTAGCACTTGCAGCCGCAACAGTGGGATTAATGTTTGCTGGTATTAGTTCATTATTTTCAAAAGGAGATGACGTATTTTCACCTGGTGGTGGTAGTGGTGGATATGGTAGTAGAACCCTAATGGGACCTGAAGGTGCAATACAACTTAATAATAAGGATTCGGTAATAGCTGGTACTGATTTATTTTCAAAGTCAACACAATCACAATCAACTCAAACGGTATCACCTATGGCAGCATCTAACAATAGTATGATTAATACATTGATTAGTGAATTTAGAGGTGTTAGAGCGGATATGGCAAGTGGTAAAATAGGAGTTTATATGGATAACGATAAGGTTACTGCAAATATAACTAGAACAACTGATAATAGTACTAGAAATAATTTCGCATTAACATAAAAGATAATTAAATGCCAACTTTAGAAGAATTATTTAGAAACAAAAAATACGATAGACTTGAGGGTAAAACACCACAAGAGGCATTTGCTGTAAGAAATAGTAAAGATATTCAGATATCAACAATAAGTCCTTTACTTAATAAAACATCAGTACCCTTAATAAATAAAATAAGATTAGGTGGAACTGCTGAAAAGTTTACGGAAACTAGAGTTGAAAGTGAATTGGTTGGATTACTTCCATTTGCTAATTTTTCCTCAGCCGTATTATATGGTACTGATATCCTAAGAATTTCATCTCAAAATACATCATTAGGAGAAGCTATGAAAGCTGGAACTGGTGGTAGGGGATTGGTAGCAACTGCTGCTAGAGTAGTAGGTGATACTGTTGGGGAAGCCGTACAATTTGGTGGTTCTAGATTATTAAAAGTACCATCAACATTTAATGCAAAAACAGCAATTACAAAAGCTGGGGCATCTATAAAAAATACATTAGGAGCATTTTTCCCAGATGTATTAATTCCATCCAAAGTTGTATTAAGTCCTATGTTCGTTGCTAAAATACCGGGCTTTAACGAAGAATTCAGAACACATGAAGTTTTAGCAAAATTAAAAGATATATCTTCTGGAACTAAAGTTGCATCATTTTTAGCAAAGAACGCAACTGGTACACCCGACCAAATTAAAAGAGCTGTTATTGGACAGGGTCTTAATATAGCACAGCAGGAAGCTAAAAAAGCTGTATCAAGACAATTAGTAAAAATATTATCAAAAGGTGGAGATAAAGCTCAAGAACTTGCAAAAGATATTCAGCAAAGTACAGATTTATCTAAAAAATACTCATCTTTAAAAAAATATAGTGAAATAACGTATGGTGAAAAGCAATACGGAAGGCCACCTTTAAATTTTAGAAATGAACCAACAACACCACGCCAAGGACCGGATTTGGACCCAACGGATAGTGGGAGAATGGGAATTGGATTATTATATGAATTAGAATACACTGGGAGTTTAGAGGGAGCAAAGCAAACTAAAAAACGTTTTTTAAAAGAAAAAAATCAAGAAATATCAAATTATAATGATGAAAACCCGATTTATTCTAAGGTAGTACGAATTAGTAATAGAGAAACATTTGGAATAAAAGATGGGGGAAAGGGT